ACTGATTCTCAAAATATAGGATTAGAAACATCATATGTAACTGTAATAGCATATCGTTTTGGTATCAGAGGTGTTCACTATATCTATACAAAAGAAAAAGTTCCACTAGTGCGAGATATGTTCACAAGATTATTTGATGAATGTGTTCGTACATTGGAAGTGGCAGAATGGTTTACCCAACAAATCAACATAAACGTTGAAATTGATATGGACTATAACCAAGACGAAATTGCACCTAGCCACAAACTTATAGGAGCAACTCGTGGTTGGGCCCTATCGTTGGGATACAAAGTGAATGTCAAACCTGATATTCAAATTGCTACAAAAGCGGCAGATTATCACTGCCGTTAAATGGCGGCTGTAGCTCAGTTGGTAGAGCGCTAGATTGTGGTTCTAGTGCGGGTGGGTTCGATTCCCATCGGTCGCCCATATGGAAGATTGGCTGAGTGGTCTAAAGCGGCACCCTGCTAAGGTGTTAATCGGGTAACTGGTTCATTGGTTCAAATCCAATATCTTCCGCAAATAAATTTGGCAAAATAAAATTTATTTTGTATATTTATGCCGAAGTGGTGGAATTGGTAGTCACACTGGTCTTAGAAACCAGCGCTGTATAGCATTGCGAGTTCGAGTCTCGCCTTCGGTACCATTTGTCTTGATAGCTCAGTGGTAGAGCAAGCGGCTGTTAACCGCTAGGCCGTAGGTTCGACCCCTACTCAGGACGCAATTAATACGCTCCGTTCGTCTAATTGGCTTAGGACATTCCCCTTTCACGGGAAAGCTTACGGGTTCGAGTCCCGTACGGAGTACAAAAAACAAAACTATGAAAAAACTACTTATTATCCTATTTGTGTTACTCAGTTCAACTGCGTTTGCACAAAAACCAATGGTTGGATTTACTGTTACTGAAATCAAAGAACGAAATCGTCTTGAATTTGGTACAATAAATTGGGAAAGATTAAATCAATCGGAGTATTGGGTCATATATACAGTCGATCCCAACTTTGATTTTATGACTATGTACTTTTTTAAGTGGGGTGGAACTGAAAACATTATGTGTACCCAAGCAACTAAATCTGATGATATAGCAAGGGCAATGCTAACAAGAATAATAGAAACCCACCACAATTTAGGTGACAATAGTTACAAGAATAATAATGGGCTTGTTGTTCAGTATAAATGGCAATCAGATACAGAAACACATCAATTTATGTATTTCAATCCTGAAGGTAAAAATATTTTTAAAAATTAAAACATATTGCGGGTTATGGAAGTGGTCTATCCGCCAGGTCTCATAAGCCAGGAATCGGGGGTTCGAATCCCTCACCCGCTACAAAAGGGCTGTTAGTTCAGTTGGCTAGAACGTCTGATTTGCATTCAGAAGGTCATCGGTTCGACTCCGGTACGGTCCACAAAATGCTTCTTTAGCTCAGTTGGTAGAGCTCCCGCCTTGTAAGCGGGTGGTCATTGGTTCGAATCCGATAAGAAGCTCAGTTGCGGCAGTAGCTCAGTTGGTAGAGCATAACCTTGCCAAGGTTAGGGTCGCTGGTTCGAATCCAGTTTGCCGCTCAATTTGCGATAATAGCTCAATTGGTAGAGCATCGTCCTTCCAAGTCGGAGGTTGCAGGTTCGAGTCCTGTTTATCGCTCAATGGTTCGTTAGTAGAGTTGGGTACAATATCGCACTGTCACTGCGAAGGTCATGGGTTCGATTCCCATACGAACCGCACTATAGGGGAATATATCAATTGGTTAGATTACGTGCTTTGGGAGCACGAGGTTGTGGGTTCGAGTCCCGCTTCCCCTACAAGGCTTTTCCTTAACATATATTTATATGCAAGATGGACATAAATAAAATCTTCGGCTCGTTTACTAGCGAGGACGACAACATTGTAGCAATTGATTTTTCTGAGCATCCCACTTATTTGTTGGGTATGTTTAAAAAATTAATTATTAATCATAAGAATTCTTTTATAAAGAACCTCATGTTTCTTTTAAAATCAGATCCTGAACTTGGGTCTGAGGATGTTAAGAACTTAGGTGATATGATTGTGTATAATAGAGCTTTTTCTTATATAGAAAAAATAGATCCATTTAATGTGGCCCACGCCCAAGTTATAAAAAATAATAATAATCCTCAATTTATAGGAACATTAAATTCTGCTATTTCATATTTTGAATCTAAAGAGGAATATGAAAAATGTGCTCATATATTTAATATTAAGAAACTTTTCGCAGAAGATATAAAGTAAACTTGGTTTTACTCAATATTATATTTATATTCCCACCATAAAACTATTACTATGAAAAATCGAAACATTATAATGCGAAGACTAGAGAAAGCAGAGGGTAATATCTCTAAACTATTTTTAGTACTCCAACGAGCAGGTTCTAGAGAAGAATTTGAAGCTATTCTTAAAGACACACAAGAGGTTATCCAAGATGCTAAAGCTTTTGTTCAACAAGAGCCTATGGGATCGTATGAATTTTAAATTAAAATAAATAGTTATGAAACTTACCGCAGAACAAATCCAAGAAAATTGGGATTATTTTATCCAACACATCAATACATGGATATCTTCTCCCCGTAAAGAGAAACTACTAGAATTTTACGAGCAATATAAAGATCGTTTAATTCTGATGCCCGCAGCTCATAAGAAAGAATACCATAACGCATTTCCAGGAGGTTATATTGAACACGTCAATCGTGTTGTAGATTGTGCTCTTAAACTCAACAATTTGTGGGGTGAAATGGGAGCCGATTTAACCACATATACAGTTGAAGAACTTGTATTCTCCGCTATCAACCACGATTTGGGTAAAATGGGGGATGAAACAAACGAATCTTATGTCCCCCAAACAGACCAATGGCGCAGAGATAAACTAGGCGAAGACTATATGTTCAATAACAAAGTAGCATTTGCTTCGGTTCCTGATCGTGGTTTGTATTTGCTTCAATCTCATGGTGTTCAATATTCATTTAATGAAATGGTAGCTATCCAAACTCACGATGGTTTGTACGATGAAGGTAATAAGAAATATCTTATGACTTATATGCCCGAACAAAAACCACGTACTTGTCTTCCATTTGTATTGCATCAAGCAGATTTAATGGCAGCAAGAATTGAGTTTGAAAGAGAATGGTTGCCAAAATTTAAAAATTCCGTGGAGGCCCCCAAAAAGAATTTTACATTAGATACTAGCACTAAGTCCAACACTAAACCTGCTATAAACAAACAACAAAAAGCATTAAGTACACTTAAAAGTGAAGGTTTAAAAAATCTATTAGACAGTATATGATAATTTTAACAATAATTTTAGCGTTAATGGTCGTGATCTTAGGATACACGACCTTTAACCTTCTACGCAAAAACGAAAAGCAAGAAGATATCCTTAAAGGATATATGGTTTATCTAAATAAAGTTTCTAAAATTATAGATGAATCAGATAGAAAATTAAAAGAAATAGACCATCGAGGCTCGTTTAAAGCAGACGATGAAATTGGTTTTTTCTTTGAGAGCGTTAAGAGTATTCAAACTATTCTTAATTCTTTTAATATAAAAGATCTATAATGGTATATTTTACTCAAGATACAGAAGACGCTATCGTTAAATATAATAACGAGTATGATCCTATTATTAAAAGTAAAATATACGAAAGAAAAATACATTATCCTTTCTTCAAATTAACCGAAAATATAGTTCATACATTTAAATTCTACTATACCGAGGTTGAAAATATTGAAGATTTACAACACGAAGTAATAACATTTCTTCTTTCCAAAATACATTTATTCGATCCTTCTAAAGGAGCCAAAGCATATTCTTATTTTGGAACAATAGCAAAACGCTATTTGATACTATCCAACCAGAAAAATTATAAAAAACGATTAGATACTATTCCTGTAGAAGAAATATATGAAGATGAAAATCACTCATACGAACTAGAAGAAAACTACACAAACGATAAAATTTCAGATTTTATGGATATGTATGTAGATTTCTGTACTAAAAATATATTTAAATTATTTCCAAAAGAAGCAGATGCTCG